ATGCAAAAGACCTCTGCCCGGTCGATAGTGGCGATCTGCGTAACAGCATCTCCCATCGGGTGGATGATTCTGAACAAGCCGCATATATCGGCACGAATAAGGAGTATGGAGCCTATGTCGAACTGGGAACCGGCATCCATTATCCCGGCGGTCGGCAGACGCCTTGGGTATACCAGGACACGGAGGGCCATTGGCACCACACCCGGGGCCAAGAGGCGCAGCCTTATCTGAAACCGGCTGTTGCCGATCATAAACAGACCTACCGAAATATCATCGTGGATGAACTCAGCCGGTAGGCAGACAACTAAATTTAGCGCATGGGCATTGATCCAGCGCGACCACTAAGAGTCAACCTGTAAGTTTTTCTTACTGGTTGGCTCTTTTTCGTTCCGGTAAAACCCGCAAAGAACTGCGGTTTTTATAAACATCTATCGCCCCGATGAACAGGGGACAAAGAAAGGAAGATAGTAAAAATGGCACTGACCCGCAAAATGCTCAAGGCTATGGGCATCGAGGAAGAGAAGATCGAGCAGATCATCGAGGCTCACTCTGAAACTGTGTCCGGCCTGAAAGCTGATATCGAGAAGTACAAGGGCGATGCTGAGAAGCTGCCCGGCGTCCAGAAGGAACTGGACACCCTGAAAGCTGCCGGGGATGGCGGCTGGAAGGAAAAGCACGACACCGTCAAGAAGGAACTTGACACCTTGAAAGCCGAGAACACCAAAAAGGAAACCCGCGCAGCCAAGGAAAAGGCATGGCGAGCACTCCTGAAGGAAACCGGCGTGAGCGAGAAGCGTATCGACGTGGTTGTCCGCGCCACCGATCTGGACGGTATCGAGCTTGCAGAGGACGGCAAGATCAAGGATGCCGACAAGCACACGGAGGCTATCAAGAAGGACTGGGGAGACTTCATCGTCACCAAGAAGAAGGAAGGCACCCAGACCCAGAATCCTCCTGCCAACGGTGGCGGAGACGGTCCTAAGACCCGCGAGGAGATCTACAAGAAGGACGATAAGGGTCGCTTCTTGCTGGATGCCTCTGCCCGCCAGAAGGCTCTCGCCGAACTCATGAACAACAACAATACGGATTGAGAAAGGAAGTAATCAACTATGGCAAAAGAGAATCTGACTGTTCAGACCCAGATCACCGTTGCTGCCCGCGAGCAGGACTTCGTCAGCGTGTTCGGCAGCAACTGGGATGCGCTGCGCGCCATCATGGGCGTCATGCGTCCCATCCGTAAGGCTCCCGGCACTAAGCTGGTGGCCAACAAGGCAAGCATCACCCTGCAGAGCGGTGCTGTTGGTGAGGGTGAGGAGATCCCCTACAGCATGGCCAAGGTGGAGCCTGTCGCATTCGGTGACATCACCGTTGAGAAGTATGCGAAGGCTGTGTCCATCGAAGCTGTGGCCAAGTATGGCGCAGAGGTGGCCGTGCAGAAGACCGACGAGGCCTTCCTGAACGAGCTGCAGAACGTTGTTCTGACCCGTTTCTACACCTTCCTGAAGACCGGCACCCTGACTGCCGAGGAGTCCACCTGGCAGCGTGCGCTGGCTATGGCCAAGGGCGCCGTTCTGGATAAGTTCCAGAAGATGCGTAAGAACGTGACCGAGGTCGTGGGCTTCGCCAACATCCTGGACTTCTACGACTACCTGGGCGATAAGGACATCACCATCCAGACCATGTTCGGCCTGAACTATGTCGAGAATTTCCTCGGCTATAAGACCCTGTTCCTGCTGTCCGAGCCTGATATCGCCCGCAATCAGGTGATCGCGCTCCCTGTGGAGAACATCGACCTGTACTACATCGACCCCAGCGACAGCGACTTCGCCAAGCTGGGCCTCAACTACACCGTGCAGGGTGAGACCAACCTGATCGGCTTCCACGTTGAGGGCAACTACAAGACCGCGGACGGCGAGGCATTCGCTCTGATGGGCATGGCCCTGTGGGCGGAGTTCCTGGACGGCATCGCCGTCTACACCGTGGCCGAGGGCGTCTAAGGAGGTGTGCTGAATGTTCAAGGTTATCAGAGCATTTAAGGACAGAACCGACAACGACCGGTTCTATAAGACCGGCGATACCTTCCCCGCAGAGGGCGTGAAGGTTCCCAAGGCCCGCATCAAGAGCCTGCTGGATGGCTCCAACAAGAACGGCAAGGTTTATCTGGAGGAGATCAAGGACGGCGAGCCTGAAAAGGCCGGCACTCCTGACCCCGAGAACGGTGAACCCGAGCAGGCCGGTTCTGAGGAATAAGAAGGAGGCGGCGTAATGCTTGAACAGATTCTGCGGCATCTGCGCAACTGGTTTGTGGTATATGGCGGCGTCCATCATGGGACGTTTACGGTGGAGGAAGGCAGCATTACGCTGCCTTTCCTCCAGGTAGGCCAGTATTTCCGCATTGAAGGCTCTGTGTTCAATGATGGGCTCCACCAGTACCCGGGGGATAATCTGAAAGATGAAACCTTTGAGGGTGCTGTGTGGGCATTGGCTGTCCCCAAAGCTGTGGTTGATCTCAGCGCGGAAATCTCTGAATGGGAAGAAAAGCACGGCGCAGCATCGACCGGGCCTTATCAGTCCGAGTCCTTCGGCGGCTATTCCTACACGAAGGCCACCGACACCAAAACCGGCGGCCCTGTTACGTGGCAGCGTGCTTTCCGGGGCCGGCTGAATCAGTGGAGGAAGATATGAGCCTGATGGATGATTTCAAGGCGTCCTGTGTGATGCTCGAAAGGAACCATGCGGCAGACGGCGAGGGTGGCTTTACCCCTACGTGGGAGGAACGGAACTCGTTTCACGCTGCAATCACCCTTGACTCCTCGACTCAGGTCAGAAAGGCCGAAAAAGAGGATGTATCGAGCGTTTACACAGTGACCACCAGCAGAGAGATCGTGCTGAAATATCATGACGTGTTCCGGCGCATCGAGGATGGGAAGGTTTTCCGGGTCACCTCCAAGGGTGACGATAAGAAAACCCCCAGAAGTGCAGCGTTGGATATGCGGCAAGTAACCGCAGAGGAATGGAGGCTGACATGACCAAAGGTGAAGCATTGCAGAAGTTCTTCTCCGGGTTTGGCGTGGCTGCTTATGCGTCCTCTGCCGTTCCCAGAGATGTCGTTTTCCCATATCTGACCTATGATCTCATTACGGATGCGTGGGAAAGCGGCGAGGTTGGCCTGACGGTCAATCTGTGGTTTTACACCGAGAGCGAAGCCGTACCCAATGCCAAGGCGCAGGAACTCTCTGAGGCCATTGGCCCGGGCGGCATTACCTTCCCCTGTGATGGTGGTTTTATCTGGCTGAAACGTGGCTCTCCGTGGTGCCAGAGCCTCCGGGATGAGACCGACTCCACCATCAAACGGCGGTATATCAACGTTTCCGTTGAATACCTGACCAAAAACTGAGCGAAAGGATAATCGTTATGGGAAAGTTTACTCAGATTCCTCAGAGTACCTTTGAGGAAATGCAGCTGGACGCAGGTATGCTGCTGAAAACCTTCGACCCTGCAACCGGCGCGGCGCCTAAAGACGAGGACATTATCTGCGCTACGACCGGCGGCATCACGGTCTCCTGTGTTCCCACCTATTCCGACATGGGCGCGGATGTGGACAACTGTCCGGCCAACATGATGGAACTGATGCAGCTGGACTCTTGGGCCTGCAAGATGGCCTTTACCTCTCTCGGTTCCTCTCCCGAGTCTATCAGACTTGCCCTGGGCGCTGCGGACGTTGATTCTGCCAATTCCAAAATCACGCCCCGGAGCGAACTGAAACAGACGGACTTCTCCGATGTGTGGTGGGTCGGTGACCGTGCGGACGGCGGCATGGTGGCTGTGTGCCTGAAAAATGCCCTGTCCACCGGCGGCTTCTCCCTGAAGACCGCCAAGAATGGCAAGGGCCAGACTTCCGTTGAACTGTCCGGCCATGTTTCCATCAAAAATCAGTCCGTTGTTCCTATGGAGTTCTACAGTAAGGCGGGTGCAGCCGCATGAGACTGTCTGACTTCAAGGATGAAAAGGGCGTAGAGATCGTTGCGAAGCTGCTTGTCCCGGTCTGCATGATTGCGGCGAATCCGGCCAATGCCAAGGCAAAGGCCGTTTGCAAGAACAAGCTGGAGTTTGCCAGTGCTATGCTCCAGAACAACCCCTCCGAGGTTATGACCATGCTGGCAATTCTGGCTGACGAAGATCCGGCAGAATATCACTGCACCGGAGCCACCGTCATGATCGGCCTTCTGGAAATGCTGGCAGACGAAGAGGTAATGCAGCTTTTTGGATTGCAGAGCAAGATGACGGGGCAGACTTGCTCTGGCTCGCAGTCGGAGACTACCGAGGCCCCCGAACAGTGAGTGCGTTTATGCGGTACGTTGTGGCTCGTTTCAAACAGGAACGGAAGGACACGGCGTACCGCATTTATTTAACTGACTGTCTCCGGAACATCGGCGAGAGCGTTGCTGATGTTTCCAAAATGTCCGGTGGAGAGGGACGATATATCGTCAGTCGGTTTTCCGACATCCTTTATCCGAAGCCGGAAGAAACCCGAACCGGCGAAGAGATCATCGCGCATCTGCGCAAGAAGCTGGCGGTGAATTGATATGAATTTATTTGACCTATACGCAAAAATCCGTCTGGACACAGACGATTACGAGCGCGGGCTCGGAGAGGCCAGCGGCTCGATGAGCAACTTTAGCTCTCTCACCGTTGCTGCCGGCAATCTGATCGCAGACGGCTTGAAGGTTGCCGGAAAGGCGATTGTCAATCTGGGCAAACAGGCAATCGGCGGCTTTGCCGAGCAGGAGCAGCTGGTGGGCGGCGTGGAGACGTTGTTCAAGGATAGCGCCGACACCGTTATGGGGTATGCCCAAAACGCCTATAAGACGGCCGGAATGACTGCCAATAAGTACATGGAGACCGTGACCAGCTTCTCCGCAAGCCTGCTGCAGAGCCTCGATGGAGATACGGCAAAGGCAGCTGAAAAGGCGAATCTGGCCATCACCGATATGTCGGACAATGCCAATAAGATGGGCACCAGCATGGAGATGATCCAGAACGCCTACAACGGCTTCGCCAAGCAGAACTTCACGATGCTGGATAACCTGAAGCTGGGTTACGGCGGCACGAAAGAGGAAATGCAGCGACTTCTGGAAGATGCTGAAAAGCTGTCCGGCTTAGAGTTTGATATTTCCTCTTATGCTGACATCGTGGACGCGATCCACGTTGTTCAGACTGAAATGGGCATCACCGGCACCACGGCGAAGGAGGCCAGCAGCACCATCTCCGGCAGCGTTGCCTCTGCAAAATCTGCCTGGCAGAACCTCGTAACCGGCATTGCTGACGGCAACGCCGATCTGGATGTGCTGATTACCAATTTCACGGATTCTGTCGGTACGGCTGCCGGCAATATCCTGCCTGTGGTTCAAACCGTCCTGACCAATCTGGGCGGCCTCCTCGAAGAGAAAGGCCCTGAGATGGTCGTTTCCGGCGTCAAGCTGCTGGGTAATCTGGCGGTCGGCGCGGTCAACGCGATTCCCGATATCGTGAGCAAGGTCCCGGAAATCGTCATGGCCATCGTTGAGGAGTTCAAGGAAAACGGCCCGGAGATCAAGGAAATCGGCATCAATATCGTGACTGGTATTTGGGAGGGCATTTCCAGCCTCGCAGGATGGCTCTATGAGAAGGTTTCCGGCTTCTTCGATGGTCTGTTCTCCGGCATTAAGGACAATGAAGAGATCCACAGTCCATCCAAGAAGTGGGCATTTATCGGCAAAAATGACGCCCTGGGTGTTGGCGCCGGTTGGGATCAGGCCTTCCCGGACGTCAAGAAACGTATGATTGCCGGGTTGGATGTCTCCACGGCCAACATCGACTTTGCATCCTCCGGCCTTGCCAGATCGTCTGCCGGCATTGTTGGCAGCCTCATGAGTGGTGCGGCCGATGTAAGGCAGATCGTTATTGAACTGACCACGACTCTGGACGGCGAAGTGCTTGCCAGAAAAATGTATACCTACAATGAAAATGAGCAGCTGCGGCGCGGCAACGCGTTTGCGTAAGGAGGGAATGGTTTGAAGAAAACAATCAAGATCAACGGGATTGACTTCTCTGGCCTGTTCACTCCGTATGGCTATTCTGTGCAGTACAAGAAGGTTCTGGGGCCGAACAGCGGCTATATGCTTTCCGGCGACTATACGGACGATGTGCGCAAATGGAAAGCCGTTATCACCTGCATCTGTATGCCGGCAACGGAAGATCAGCTGAGCGAGTTGCTTTCTCAGGTATGCGAGGGCGCTTATTGCACGGTGTATTTCTTTGACCCGAAGATCAAGGGATACCGGACGGCTGAAATGATGCCGTCCGAGCCTTCCCAGAAGCACCGGGGCATGGGCATTGAAACATTCGACTACTGGACCGGAACGGTCCTGACGTTTACGGAGCGATGAGACATGAACAAGTTTTTAATCGGCGGTGTTGAGTTTCAGGACGAAATCGAATCTGCTTCCTTGTCCACATCTCACGCGATGGTAGGTGAATCTCTGGCGGCTGATACGCTGACCGTGGTTCTGATCGTGGGCGCAGGCGTTGACATTGAGACGCAGTTCAAAGAAGGCAGCGAGGTTTTGTATTACAGCGATACCGCCCTCGTTGGGAAGTTCTTTTTGCAGTCTGTTAAGCGGATTGGTGCCACCAAGTACCGGGTCTCTGCGGTTTCCATTGTCGGTATGCTGCTGAACAGCCGTCACTACGGCGGCATTTACGTGGGCATCCCGGCACAGGAGATCTTCGCGGATGTTCTGGCTGGCGTCACCTATACGCTCGATCCCGATGTGGCAAACGCCACGGTAACCGGCTATCTCCCCATCGCAACGCGCAGAGACAACCTGCAGCAGCTGCTCATGGCTGTCGGCGCTACCATCAAGATTGACGATGGAGGAACCCTCTATATCACGGCCATGTCCCCCGTTTCGACGGGGGTTTTTGATGCGAAGCGCTGCTATATTGGTGGATCTGTTACCACAGAAAAGCCGGTCGTGTGCGTTCAGGTCACGGAACACAACTATTTCGAGGCGGGCAACGTGGTTACGTTGTTCTCTGATGGCGTAGATGGTACGGAGATGATCGAGTTTAACCAGCCGTACCACAGTCTGGCCATCGAAGGGGGAACGATTGTGGAGTCCGGGGCCAACTTTGCGAAGATCAGCGCAAGGGGCACGGTAACACTGACCGGCAAGCCGTACACCCATGTTACCCGGGTCGTTTCGGCCGGAAATGCCGAAGTGGCCCCCACCGATACGGTCAAGACCGTATCAAACTGCTATCTGGCAAATCCCCAGATCGCCCAGAGCCTTGCCGAGCGGCTCTTCGCGTATCTGCAGTGTAATAAGACCATCCAGCAGGACGTTTTGTTTGGAACGGAACGCGCCGGCGATGTGGTCTCTGTAATCAATCCCTACACGCTGGAACAGGAAACGGCCACGATCAAAAGTCTGGCCGTGACCATGAGCAGCGTAAATAAGGCAAATGCAGAGTTCCTTGTAGGCTTCACGCCGCAGGGGACTCTTTCTGGTTTCACCAACCATGCCATGCTGACCGGCTCGGGCAGCTGGGCAGTTCCGGATGGTGTTGCGAAAATCCGAATCATCCTTGTGGGAGCCGGCGGCGGTGGCTCCGGCGGC